CGACGTAGAGCCCTACATCGGCGACATGAGTCGCCCGATGAAGCGCAACGTGGGCAAGGACTGTTCGTGGTTCAATATCGAAAGGCGGGTGTGGGAGAAGGCCCTCTGCCCCGCGCTGAACCTGCCGGTCAAGCTGCCCGCGCCGGTCATCATCGCGGACACGCAAATTTGCGTCCTCGAGAAAGCGACCCTTCATCCCCGGTCGCAGGAGTGGGACCTCCCCTTTTCGATGCCGGAGAACATTTTCATCCGCTGTCTCGAACCGCGAGCAGCGACCGAGGCGTGGCTGCGTCGACATGCGGAGCTACTCGGGGTCTCGTCGAGACCCCTTCTCGAAATGTTCGACGTTCTGTGGCGGCAGGATCAGGAGTCGATAGACCGCATGAGAATTAAGCAGCTTCGTGCGGTGACAGCGAACATCGACACTCGGAGGGTCGCATGATCGGTCTTACCGGCCCCCACCGCACCGGCAAGTCAACGCTTGCGAAGGCATACTCGCAGCGCGCGGGTATCAGGTTCGTCGAGACAAACGCCAAGGGCACTTTTGAGCGTCTGGGCGTCGACCCGCGGGTGGAATACCCGTTTGATGTGCGCCTGAAAATTCAGGGCGAGATTCTGAAGGATGCCGAGGCCCTTTATGAGAAGGGCGGGGTGTGGTTCATCACCGACCGCACGCCGATTTGTATGCTCGCCTATACGCTCGCCGATGTGTCTCGGACGACCCTGACCCCAGACAGCGAAAGGGAGCTCGCCGCCTACATTGCGGCCTGTATCGAGGTCTGCAATCGGCACTACACATCGCTGATTGTGCTGCAGCCGGCGATCCCCATCAAGGACGAGCCTGGAAAGGCACCCCCGAGCCCAGGCTACATGCGGCATCTGAACGCGCTCATTCTCGGGCTGACGGTGGACGAGCGGGTGCGCCCTTACCATTACTACATTCCCCTGAATATGACAGGGCTCGAGCCAAGGGTCGAAGCGGTTCAGTATGCGGTGAATCGTTCCGCAGAGCGATACAAGGCGATGGTCGAAAGGGAAGTGGTTGAGGGGAATCGCCCCCCGCGTCTTTCATGATCCTGCTATACTTCAGTCAGTCCTGAGTGCCCATCCAACGGGGGCGCGCTACATTCGGGAATGACACTTTTTTCGGGGAGACGATAGTGAAGTTGCGTCCCGCAACGGAAGCGCAGGTGGTAGACGTTGACATCGCCTATGCACTGCTCAAGCAGGCCCTTCGAATGCTCAAAGGTGCCGGCGCTGTTCGGACGGTCACCCGCGTTCGGTCGGCCCTGAAAAGCTGCGAGGGGGCGTGTCGACACATTCAGCGTCGGTATTACGATAGTTCACCGCCGGTTGAACTCTCGTCGAGGAAGGAGACCCGCGAAACACCTGCCGTAGATTTGCTGCGCCGGGTGATGGCGAAGTTACGCGAGGAATCGGGTAGCAACGATCCGATGGAGCCATTTCGCTATGACGCCTCGTGGGAGGCTCTTGCGCGTAAGGCAGATCGGGTGGTAGGCAACCCCCCAATGTCCAAACGATGACCCTTCAAGCCCACGCGCTCGACGGTCGCGCTCCCACCGTTCAGGAGGAAATCGACCGCAAAGCGTTCGAGGAGATCGAACGTCTCGTGCTTGGGCTTCAACAAGGCAAGATCAGCAACGCTCAGTTCGGGTCGTCCATGTTGACACTGTTCAACGCAGTATCGGGACTGTGCAGTAGGGGCGTCATGGACGTGATCGCTGAGACCCGCAAGCTGCATCGAGGCGATTCGCCGCACATTCAACGCGCGCTTCTCTCTAGTCCCGATGGAAAGCTCGCGTTTCTTGAATGGTGGGTCGGGTCGGACATCGTGAGGATGATACTGACCCGCCAAGCGGGTGAGGGCAACATCGTCACCAAGAGATTCACAGACAGCTATCGCCCGAGCGAGACTGCCAAAGAATACTTCATGTCAACATTCAAGGCCCTTCTCGACAGGGGCTTCAGGAGCATTTAAGGAGAACACCAAATGAAAGTGAAGGCGCTCGATTTAACGCAGATCCAACCTGTTTGCGACGAAAAAGAGGCCCGCCGCATCTTCCATGAGATCATTCAACACTACCGCCCGAATCGCGCCTTCGAGAAGGCTCTCGGCAAAACAATATTCGCGCATGTGCCCAAGTCTCACGAGGAAATGCAAAGAGCGGGCACTTTCCTGCTCTATAAGCACGATGGCTATGTGATCGAGTCGGTCGGATATGACCACATCGAGGCGGTGTATCGAGACACCGAGCCTTTCGCAACCGCCGACAGTTTGATTCAGTATCGCGCCTCGCTGATCGAGGCGATCAATGAAGTCAACGGCGCGGCGACATACCCTCAAATGGCCGTGAACGATGTGGTGCGCGGCGGAATGTCGTGTTTATCCGACCTACTGACCCGCACTCTCGTCCACATACTCATCAATGATACCGGGGGTCGCGCAAACGGGGGGTCTTGCTGAACCATGCACACCATTCACAATCACGGCGGCAAACCGATTCGGGCATGGGTAGGCGACAAGCTAATGCCCGAGGGCGAGATTTCGCCCGGCGCAACGCGATGGTTTGGACCCGACATCGAGGAGACCGCGATGAATCAGCTCATCAACGTCTCCAAGCTGCCCTTCATTCATCCGAAGGGGATTGCAGTCATGCCTGACGTTCATGCTGGCATCGGCGCCACGGTCGGGTCCGTGATTCCCACCTATAAGGCGATCATCCCAGCCGCGGTGGGTGTAGACATCGGCTGCGGGATGATCGCCTTGCGACTTTCGTTGAGGGCGGGTGACCTTCCCGACAGCCTGGGCGAGATTCGCCACAGCATCGAGCGGGGCGTGCCGCTTGGTATGGCCCAACACAACCGGCCCGAGAAGCAAGCGGAGAACCTCGATCACATGGTCGAAGCTGCACTTCTCAACCCGGGCGGTGGTTTTGGGATCATCAAGGAGGTCATCGGCGAACGCTGGCGCGATAAGGCTGTGTCGCAACTCGGTAGCCTGGGCGGCGGCAACCACTTCATCGAAATCTGCCTCGATCAAGACCAGGACGTGTGGGTGATGCTGCATTCGGGGTCTCGGGGAATCGGCAACATGATCGGGCGGGCGTTCATCGAGCGCGCTCAAGAGTTCGCCGACAAGTGGTTCATCAACCTTCCCGACGAGGACCTCGCGTATCTCGCCGAGGGGACAAAGGACTTCGACGACTACATGGCCGCGGTGGGGTGGGCGCAGAACTACGCCTTTCTCAATCGCCAGATGATGATGAACGAGGTTCTGCGAAACCTGCGACGCCACATCAAGAAACCATTCGAGGTTACCCAGGAGGCGATCAACTGTCACCACAACTATGTCGCCCAGGAGAACCACTTCGGACGCAACGTTTACGTCACCCGCAAGGGGGCGATCAGGGCGCGAGAAGGCGACTTCGGAATCATCCCCGGCAGCATGGGCGCCAAGAGCTACATCGTGCGCGGGAAGGGCAACCCGGAGAGCTACTGCTCTTGCTCGCATGGTGCCGGGCGCAAGATGACCCGCACCGCGGCGGAGAAGATGTTCTCGGTCGCCGATGTGGTCGAACAGACCAAGGGGATCGAGTGCGCGAAGGACGACTCGGTGCTCGACGAGATTCCGGCAGCTTACAAGGACATCGACCAAGTGATGGCAAACCAGGCGGATCTGGTCGAGGTCGTGCATACGCTCAAACAAGTTATGTGCGTGAAGGGTCCGAAGGAGGGGAAGAAGTGGGGCAAGAAGAAGGGGCATCAGTGACCCCCGCGCGTCGTGAGATTGTGCTTCGCCTGCCCATCGCCAAGAACGGTCGCTATAATAGCTAAGTCACCACTGACCAAGAACGACTGCGACATGACCTTGGCACTGAACCGGGGCGGGGCGAAACCGCAAATGTTGAACGGGGGGCGCGACCTCGCGATCACAATCGGCACCGCCCGTAAGGGCGGGATTTACGAACTTTCGGCGCGGGGCGATGTTCTTGCCCGTCGGGTCGAGCTTCCATCGTGGCTTTCGGAAATCTGGGCGCGAAGCGGGCAGGACGTTCTTCTGTGCGCCCTGCACTGCAAAAAGCCCGCGAACGCCCTTCCCGAGAGCCAGGGTCACATCTTCTTCAATCCGCCCTCGAGCATGTTTGCTTGCCCCGCTGTCGGGCTCGACCAGGAGCCCTACAACCGGGTCATGAACGACCCGAGGATCAAGAACATCAGGTTCTTCGTCTACGCCTCGGGTTACCGTCTCGCGGGGGTCTGGAACATCAGCACCGAGGACTTTCTTCTTTACGCGCTCATGGTGCGAACCAAGGGCGGTTTTATGTCACAGATGATGGTGCCCCTTACGGCACTGTCGAAGGCAACTCACTAGGGCCACCACATGAGCAACTTCGCCTGCACCGTCGAACGGGTTCGCATCGAACCCCATCCCAACGCCGATCGTATCGAGATCGCCTGCGTCGGGGATTTCAAGTCGATCGTCCAAAAGGGGCAGTTCAAGGATGGTGACCTCGCGGTTTACATCCCCGAGTCCGCGGTCGTTCCGCGGGCCATGCTCGAAGTGATGGGCATGTGGGACGACGTAAAGGAGAAGGGCAAGCTTTCGGGCGCCGCGGGAAACCGGGTCAAGGCAATCAAGCTGCGCGGGGTGCTGTCGCAGGGCCTTCTGTGGCCCGTGGTATCGCTCGATAAGGGCGTTCTCTCGGGCGCTTACGGGCAGAGCGTCAAGACCTTTTCCATCGAGACGACGCACGCTGTTGGCATCGCGGACGTTCATCCCGAGCTCGGCCCCGACGTTTACGACTTCGTGGACGTGACCGAAGGGCAGAACGTCGCAGAGATTCTCGGCATCGTCAAATACGAACCGCCCATTCCTTCGCACATGGCTGGTCGCATCGCCGGGGCGGATCTCGAGGCGACGATTCATTACGACCTCGACAACATTAAGAAGATGCCCGACCTCTTCGACGAGGGCGAGCCGGTCGTCATGACCGAGAAGATTCACGGAACCTTCATGATGGTCGGGGTCGTTCCCGAGCGCCTTGCCAAAGAGAAGTATTACAAGGGGCGAATCGTGCTCTCCTCGAAGGGGCTGGCGAAGCAGGGATACATCCTCGACGCGAGCGACGACACTAACCTTTACGTTCAGGCGGCGAAGAAATACGGGCTTCTGGACAAGATGTGCGAATTCGCTTGGGTCGCGGACGAGTTCGACCAGCCCTACTTTATCCTGGGCGAAGTGTTCGGGGTCATGCCGGGCGGCAAGGGTGTTCAGGACCTTACCTACGGGGCGGGCGATCTACAGTTTCGACTCTTCGAGGAAGTGCTCGGAACACGCGGGAACGAAAAGTGGGGCTATGCGGACTCGATTCCGGCGCTCGCCCGAAGACTCGACGTTCCCCATGTCCCTATTCTCTACAGAGGGCCGTTTAGTAGGGCGGCGCTCGAGACGCACACCAACGGCCTCGAAACGGTGTCGGGGGCGAATTCCCATATTCGGGAAGGCGTCGTTATTCGCACCCTGCTTTTGGAGGGCGGGGTCGAAGCGCAGCACCCACGGCATGGTCGCAAGATCGCGAAGAGCGTTTCCGAAGCCTATCTGCTTCGGAAGGGTGAGGTCACCGAATTCAACTAAGTCAGGAGTGAGCGAATGAAGATCAAAAGGTTAGTGAAACCAAGCGACATTTTCGAGGAAGCGGCGCGTCGAATCGAAAGGTCGCGAAATACGGTGTGTTGCAGCGCCATTAACTTGGCGTGCGGGTTTCGGAAATACCGAAACGCGAAAGATCGTGCCTTCTATCTGTTCAAAGAGTATATCAGGCCGCGAAACCCCGGCATTTTTTGGTTTGGGGAGCCTACCTCTTTCAACAGCGACGTTCGGGTGGTCGCCCTCTGCTTCGCCGCTGCCATCGCGAGGAGTCTGGGAGAATGAACATCATCCCGACCGACATCCTCACGAAGTATCGGACGCTCGAGGAGATTCAGGACCCCGACCTGACCGCGTTCATCGCGGGGGCGTTCTCGAATCTATCTCGCCTCAGTCACGAAGCGGCATACGTTAGTGATCCGGTCGCCGGCAAGTTCTTCATGTGGCAGCATCCCGAGCATCCCGACAAGGTGCTTGAAGTGGTGGGCCAGCTCGACGACAAGCTCTCGATGGTCCTCTACAGGCGGCACTGGATCTTCAACACCAAGCAAGCGCACCTGGAGGCCCGTGAGGAGCTTGTGCGGGCTTTCCTCAAGGTGAGGGGCGCCGACCTGTCCCGCGTCGAGGGGCTTCTGATGATGCATCGGGGCAAGGGTCGTCCGGTGTGGACCGGGGAACTCCTGACCGTCGAAATGCTGGTGCTGCTCGCGAAGACGATGGGGCAGACTCACTTGGTCCCCGCTGCTGCCGTGAGGGGTGCATCAAAACCCCCAGCACCGCAGCCCGATCCCGAGATCGCAGCCGAGCTCCAGGCGGAAGCCGATATGGAGCACGCAGCACAAGTCGGCAAAGTCGGCTTCGTCACCAAAAAAGACCTGGAGGCCCTCTGATGCGCTTCATCATCATCGCGTTCTGCATCGCTGGATTCGTGTTCACGACCACCATGATCGCGCAGTTCCAGATCGAAGAGGCGAAGCGCGAGGGTCGTCTCGGCGTGCTTCTCCGATTTCTCACCCGCTGGTCACTGCGGGTGGCGGTGGCGCTGCTCGTGACGTTCGTGGTCATGGCGGTAATCGTTTAACCCCCTCCAACCAAGTAAAGGAGCACGCATGAAAAAGCTGTTGGCAATCGGTCTCGCTGCAATCGGAATCGTTCTGGGTGGCTGCACCGCCGGCACCATCGAAACGGGCAACGTCGGGGTCAAGACCCGGTGGGGCCAGGTCTCGCTCGAGGAGGAGAAACCCGGCTTCTACTTCTACCTCTTCGCGTCGATGGACGAATTCACAACCAAGGAGGTCGCGATCAACATCAACGACATGACCCCGAAGGCGCACGACAACCTGTTTCTCAAGGACCTCGATGCGACCGTCTACTACACGACCAACGGTGATCGGGTCGCCGATTTCCTCATCGAGAAGAAGGGTCAATCGGGCTTCGATGGCGTCGGCTACCCCGGGTCGGTTCTCATTCACAACCTCGCTCGCGGCGCCTTCTACGATCAGGTCTCCAAGTTCGACTCGCTGACCATGCACACGAACCGATCGGCAATCGAGCAGGGGGTCATGAAAGCCCTGCAAGCCGAGTTGGACGAGGACCCCAAGGTGAAGGGCACGTTCAAGATTACTCGAATCGTGATTCGTGCCCTCACTACCGATCCGTCGATCGAGCAGTCGATCAGGACCGCGGTTCAGCGCGACAAGGAGCTCGAGGCGATGACCAAGCAGGTCGAAGTCACGAAGAAGGAGGCACAGGTCGCGATCGAAGCCGCCAAGGGCAAGGCGGCGGCGAACGAAATGCTGAATCGCACCCTGACGCCGGCCTATCTTCAGCACGAATACAACCAGGCGCTTATGAAGTGCGCCGAGAAGGGTTCGGGCTGCACGATTCTGGTCGGCGCCGGCAATGCGCTGCCGCTACTTCAGGTGAAGTAGGTCTTTCGGTCGCGACAAGCCAAAAGCTTGTTGCGATGCTTTACCCCCGCTCATGATCGAGCGGGGTTTCCCAAGGGGTCTAAGGGCCCTTTCGGAAACCCAATAGGAGGTCAGCTATGAAAGTGTGGTTGCAGGCGTTCGGAGAAGTGTTCGTCGAGTTCTTCTCATCCCTGATCGAGATCATGATCGTTCTCGCAATCATCGTCAGCATCGTCGCGGTGATTGCCCCCAAGAAAGGCGACGGCCCCGCCCCTGTCGAGAACTGCAAAGGAGTGCAGACCCGGTGAGCCGTATTGTTGTAGCGGGTCTGGACATCGAGACAACGGGCCTCGAACAAGAGAAGGGGCACCGCATCATCGAAGTGGCGGTGAAGCTCTACGATCTTACGAGCGAGGCCCTGCTTGCCGAATGGGTGCAGAGGGTCAACCCTCAACGCAGCATCGACCCGAAGGCCCAAGCGGTTCACGGAATTACGTTCGAGGAGCTCTCGAAAGAGCCTACCCTGGAGGCTATCGCCCCGAAGCTCTCGAGGATTCTGTCAACGATCAACCTCGTGGTCGCCCATAACGGCCGCTCGTTCGATCTGCCCTTCATTCGGGCCGAACTCACCAGGATCGGTCAGACTGCACCTCAACCGACGCTGATCGACACCTGCGAGGATGCTCGATGGGCAACCCCCTTCGGCAAGCTCCCGAATCTCGCCGAGCTCTGTTTTGCAACAGGGGTCGAGTATGACCCGACCAAGGCACATGCCGCCGACTACGACGTAGATGTGATGATGAAGGCGTTCTTTGCAGCGCGTCGGTGGGGGTTCTTTCCGACGCCCGAAACCATGAAGGCGGGGGCGTAGACAATGGCGGGGGTAAAGAAAATTCGGGCGCCTTTGAAGTCAAGACCCACCCGAGCAGTCACGTTTGACAGGCTAACCGGGGAGCACGTGCTAACAGGTGTCGATTATGTAGATCACTGTGGCATTGAGGGTTGCGAAGACGCGAGCGCAATCTCGTTTGTTCTTGATGGCAAGGGTTACATGGCGATCGAGGACCCGAATGACGGGTATCGAAGTGCGATGGAGGGTCTTTACGAATTCGATCCCGCGTTGGTGAAGAACACATTCCCGCCATGTCGCGTAGTCGGGGAGATTCAAGATGGCCACAACGGCACCATCGCTTTCAAAGATCAACTTACAGGCAAGGTAGTGCTTGAGGTTGGCACAAACAACAGTGATGACTACTACCCAAGTTTTGTTGCCAACTTTTGCCCCGACGCAATGCCGGACAACCAGGCAGAGAAGCTGGCCGCTAGAGAAAAGGCCATCCAGGAAGAACGACTCACAACGGATTGGCAAACATGGTGAAGGAACCCAAGGTGAAAGATCGACGACCCCCGCGCATCTGGCTTCCGAGCCCGCACAACCTGTTTTCGATCGCCAACGACAACTACCTCCACAGTCTGTGGCTGGGCACGGTCGGGTTGCTGTGTTTGCTTCCCTACATGATCGTGTTCCAGTTCATTGTGCCGATCCTCGACGCGCTCGTGCAGGCGCTCGAGGGTATCTTCGTGATTCTGGGGTCGCTGCTTCGGACGATATTCACGGTCACGGTGAACTGCGTGCTTCGCATCGCGAAGACGTTCCTTTATGGGCTCTTCGGCTATCTGAACGTCGCGCACGTTGTCCGGGCAGAGGATCTTGTCCCGCCGGGGCCTGACGCGGGCCCCAAGCAGCCCGGAATGCACCAGCGGGACTAAGACGCGCCATGTTGTCGTAGTCAGACTACGATAACGCGCAACGAACCAAGGGGAGAGAATGGCCTCGCTTTTCAACACGCTCGCGCCCGATGTAAGGGCGATTCTTGCCGAGTATCGGTGTCATGGGCGTGGGGCTCGCCGTCTCGTCGGCAGGGGACACTTCTCTGCTGTATTCGCCTACGACAACAGCGTGCTCAAGTTCACCATCGACAAGGCGAGCTACACGCTTTGCACAAAGCATCGGCCCTGGAAACGAAGCAAGCACTTCCCGAAGCTGATTCGCGATCATGGCATCGTAGGGGAGATCCAGCTCGACCCGGTGAGCAGAGAGTCTGTTTACCTGATGGAGCTCGAGCGGCTCAATTGGATATTTCTTGACCCTTACGCTCCCGAGGTGGGTTCACCCCAAAGCGAATTGGCAGACCACATCGTTGAGTCATTTCATAACTGCGGAGAAAGAATTCTCGGAAGCGTCGATTACCTGAATATGGACAACCGCACTCCGCAGGTGGTCACCGCGATTTTGCGCGAGGTCGCTCAGGAGGAAGACCCCCTGATTCCTGCCCCAATTCGGGCGGCGCTGCTCGATTTGTCCAGGTTCGTGTGGGACTACCGATCCCATCATGGCTCGAATGTCGGCGCTGGGGTCGATTTTCATCGGGAAAACTTCATGCGTCGAGGGGAAATGGGCGAGCTTGTGTTTTCCGATCCGGTTCTCGATCGCCGCATTCATGAGTCCTACAGCGATCGGGAGCTCTCCGAGAGCGGGTCCGAGTAACGCCCGCTATAGTCGAAACCATGACCGACAAGCAAACCGACAACCCGTTTAGCGAAGTGATCTACAGCTACACGCGCGCCCAGGCCATCGAGGATGGGGTGCTCGTAGATGTATCTGAGGTCGCTCGCGAGGCAGGTATTAAGTGGCCCGTTGCGTTGACCCGCGAGGCGTGGGAGAAGTGTGTCGCATGGGACGACAAACTCGCCAAGCTCACCGGGATGCCCCAGGACGAGGCGGGGCGCCTGTGGGATGTGCTCTGGATGCTCAGGGTTGCAATTCGTTCACCGTTTGCGACAGGGCCGCAAGTCGACTACCAGCTCCAGGTCGTTCAACGAGAGTTCTGCCGGGGCGACAACATCGAAAGCCCGAAGTGGACCGTGAAGTTGAAGGCTGTCTGCGGTCCCGGGGACGATCGCGAGCCGGTGATTACCGTGATGCTTCCGCACGAGGACTGAGCAATGGACAAACAACCCATCGTCATGATTCGCATCGAGGGCGGCGTCGTTCAGGGGATATTCGCCGACCAGCCCGTGCGGGCCTTCATCATCGACTACGACATCGACGGCAGCACCCCCGAGGAGCTAACCGCGATTCCCCAGGACGAGGGGTGGACCGAAGACGCCTGCGCGTGGGAGGCGAAGGTCGATGTGATGCCCGAGACGGTTGCGGAGCTCGTGACGGTGATCGGGGGCTGAAATGACCGACGAGGAATTTCATGCCGGCTCCGTGCGAACAGTGCAGTGCCCGCGCTGCAAGGCGCCGGCAGGCGATCCCTGTAAGGGCCCTTCGGGAAGGGTTCGCAAGGTCCCTCATTCAGTTCGTTTGGAACTGACGCCATTCTGCGTCTCCACAAACCCCCCGAGGGCATGGGTGCCATGACCAAGGTTCACAAGGATCGTTACGGGCTGTTCGTAAGAACGGGCGGATACATCTTCCGCCCGTTCAAGACGGCGCACTCATACCCGCTCGCGCGGGCAGCCAACTCGATCGACTGCGGCGCGACCAAGTTTGTCGCGGGCGACGCGGTTGACTGTCGCCACATGGCGCAGACCCCGTTTGCGCGCGTTCGTGACCACGGTCGCGGAATCTACGAAACCTGGCACTCGCATGGCGACTACATGACCGCAGCGGGCGGAATCGGGCCGTCCGAGAAGTGCTGGAGGCCCGCATGACCAAGGGCGAGGCAATGCAGTGGGTTCTCAACCTGACCGTGAATTCACTTCGCGATTATTCGGAGGCGCGCGTTCGGAAGAAGGGCTTCTCGGAAGGCGACTGCAAGAAGATCCTCGAGGCGCTCGGACGACTCGCCGACAAGCTCGAAGCAAAGATCATCAAGCCGGCAGAACACTCCGCTACGTCTGTCGCAGATGCACCTGCCGAGAACCAACCCGCAGAATTAGCGGGTCAAACGATGGAAACGACCAAATGAACAGACCCACAGCACAAGCCCCGACCATCGAGTCAAGCCCGCATCAGCACCATGAGACGGTCGAACGTCACCCTGCCTACGCGCAAATCGGCGTATCCCGCGTGCAGGGTCAGACGGCCCTTTATGGGTCGGACTTCGACCATCAACACTCCATGACGATTTCGATCAGGGCAAGCGAACTCTACCGCAGCCTGTCGCGGGACTGGCCGTTCGCGAGGGAAGAATACATTCAGGTCCATCTGTCCGAAGCGCAATGGGCAACCTTCGTGTCGTCGCCGAACCAAGGGGGCGGGGTTCAATGCACCCTGACACGGCGCAACGGGGAAATGATCCCGCCGATCGCCCGCGCAGCCAGGCGTCACGACCAATTCGGGGATGAGGCGTCGGCTGTGCTCAACGAGGCAAGGGAGGGAGTCGCCGAGCTCGTGCGACAGATCGACGCTCTCAAGATCAGCGAAAAGGCGAAGAAGGAGCTTCGCGATACAGTCAATCAGATCAACAACAACCTTGGCTCGAACGTAAAGTTCGTGGCAAAGCAGTTCGTCGAACACATGGAGCGCGTCACCGAGCACGCCAAGGTCGAGGTCAACGCCTACCTCACCAATGCAGTGCAGCGGGCGGGGCTGGATGTCTTACGATCAGAAGACGCGCCGATCGCGCTGCCGAACATAGGGAACGACAATGCAGGGAAGGGCGACGCGAGCGAACCCGGGCACCCGGACAACCCGCGGAGCAACTACTAAGGGGTCATCCATGATTCGCTTTCGATGCGGATGCGGGCAGGTGAACTACAACCTGGAAGATTGGTTGTGTCATTTCAGACACCGCGGGTTTTGGCGTGGGCTTGTTCTTCTGCTGAAAACCCGCCCAACGCTTAAGTAGCTCGAAATAGACTAAGCGGCAAATGAAGACCCCGACCATTTACGACACGATCGCCTTGATGCGCGATCTTCACGGCGATCAGAAGGACAAGGCGGGTGCCCCCTACTGGACGCACCCGCTTCGCGTCATGCTACGGCTGGGTCAGGACGCGCACCCGGTCGAGCGACATGCGGCCCTGCTTCACGACACGATCGAGGACTGCGGCATTTTGCCCTTGTTTCTCGCGAAGCGAGGCTATGATGCGGCGGTGCTTTATGTCGTCGGCCTCATGACGGGGGGCTTCCCGAGTGCCGGGGCCTACAGGAGCTACATCGACGACATAGCTGAGTCAGGCAACGTGTGGGCGATACGGGTGAAACTCGCCGACCTCTACGACAACTCGGCACCCCTGCGTCAACCTCTGACCGATCCCGGCCTTGCCAACATGGTGCAGAAGCGGTATCTGCCGGCCATCAAGCGGCTCGAGGACGTGCTTCAAAAGTGGCGAGTGGGTTTCCCCATCGCAGGCGATCCCGCGCACGGCTCGCATGGCGCAGACTTCTATCCGCCCTACGTTTCTCGAACATCGGCTACGCCCGATCTTGCGATGACGATAAGGCTCGAGACGGCGATCAAGCTCAGGGCATTCGGCGAGTAAATGCCCATCTTCGTCGACAAAGACGGCTCACGCATCACGCACGAGCAATGGAAGGCACTGCGCGCAGATCAGGACTACGTTCTGATCCGAAATTATCTGAGCGATACCTTGAGGGTCATCGTTCTGTGGCATGGGATGATCGACGACCCCGACACACCCCCAGAACACTACAAGCCTTTCGAGCTTGCAGTGTTCAACATCAGAATCAAGGACGGCGAAGGGAATCCGATCCCCCGCAAGGAAACGATCGACCCCGACGCGACTAATAACTACCGCACAGCCCGCGAGGCGATTCAAGCCTACGAGGACTTTCTCGTGCGCTACTCGTTGTGCGAATGGCTCCCGGGAAGCGGGACCGACGAGAATGGGAATCCAAAGATGATCTTCATCGAACGCGGAAACCTGCTAGCGCCCCTGTCCCCCGATGTGCCTTCGGTTAACAAAGACGCTGACCCCGACACCGCGAACGAAATCAATTCCTGGTAGCGATATTCGGCTGTATAGCCATCTGGCAATTTTTCCTGCGTTTCTCGACCTGCGGACTCCGCGGTATTCGGCTGTATAGCCATTTGCGGGATTTCGGGCGGATTTTCGACCTTCGGCGATTCGCCTCCCGTCCTTGGAGAAGGGGCTAGGGTAGCTTGACTGTCCACATCAGACAATCTACGCGCGTGCGGGCGCGCGATTTGTTTTATGGTTCGCCCTCCAAATCGTCATGCTGACACGCCAAGCCGGGCTCTAGATGATGCGGGATCGGTCGCGATGATTTCCAGGGGAGACGCAAAGATCCTGACCCCGGGCTACACGCTCCGAGAACCTAGCTTCAAGATGCAGTCTGACGCAGCGGGACATGCCCGCGGCGCAGTTCACCCGAACCACTTTACAGGAGAGACGCAATGGGATTCTTCAGCCGCAAGAAGGGCAACGCGGTCACCGCAGTCGCGATGGCCGCTACGCTGCCCGTGCAGTCGCAGGACAGCGCGATCGACGCGCTGATCGCCGAGATGAGCAACCCCACCCCCGCCGAGCCCACCGCGCCGGCCCCGGTTTCCGAGAGCGACCTCGAAGCCGCGGTCGCGGGCGCCGAGCTCGCCGAGACCTACGCGCAGCAGCCGGGCGACAAGACCGCCGAGCAGATCGAGGCGGAGAAGAAAGCCGCCAACGAGCGTGCGAAGGCCGAAGCGAAAGCGCAGCGCGAGCGCGAGAAGGCCGAGAAGAAAGCGGCCAGGGAAGCGCAGAAGGCCGACGCGAAAGCGAAGCGCGAGCAGGAGGCGAGCGAGAAGAAAGCCGCCCGGGAAACCGAGAAGCAGCGCAAGGCGGATGAGCGCGCCGCGAAGAAGGCCGAGCGGGAAGCTGCGAAGCTCGCGAAGCCGAAGCGCGTGTTCTTCGGGGCCGACAAGGTGAGCCGCCTGAAGCACTCGATGGGCGAGAAGTTCGGCGACTACATGGTGCTCACCACCGCGGACGCGACCCTCACGGGCGACGAGCTGGCGGCGAAGCAGCAGGAGACCGTGGAGATCATCGAGAAGATGGGGGTCAAGGTCAAGAACCGCGCGACCTTCCTGCTCGATTTCGTCTCCGGTAAGACCTCGAAGCTGAACAACGTCCTCGAGATCGGGCTCCGCACCCTGAGCACCGACGGCAAGATCGTCACCGGCGACAAGGGCAATTTCCACACCGCCCTGCTCGCGAAGCCCTACGCGCCCTCGGCTGCCCGGGCGATGGGGAACAACACGGTGGCGATGTTCCGCCTGCTCAAGCTGATCGTGGGCAACGGCGACAAGCAGACCTACGTCGCCAACCCCGATTCGCTGCTGCTCGCGGCAGCGAAGTCGAAGCTCGGCATCTAGCAGCGCCAGCGGGGGCGATGTCCGCCCCCGTTGTTACAAAGCGTCGGCAGATATTCGTAAGTGCCGACGCTTTGTAACAACGGGCATAAGGAGACGCGCGCATGAACATCGAGGGTATGAGGAAAGTGCTGCAAACCATGACGGAAGACCAGCTTCGGCTGGTCAACCGCATGGTGGTCGATCAGATCAGGGAGGCGCAACGACGCAAGGCTCGCAGTCTCCTGGTCAATCTGTCGACGGGCCAGAAGGTGTGGTTTTACGACAAGCGGGGTCGCAAGATCACGATGGAAATCGACCGCATCAACGAAAAGACAGTGAGCGGCCGGGAGATCCTGCCCGACGGTGAGCGCGGGTTCGTGACCTGGCGAGTGCATCCCTCGCTTCTTCACGCCGCGTAGGGAACGGCTAGGGCGCCATGTGCGCTCTTTGCTGCGCCCGTATACAGCCAAGGACCGTATGCTATATGCATACAGCATATGTCTCTTGGCGAGGCCCCAAGTCCCGCAGGGCGCTTTGCTAGCCAACCGCACTGCCTTGCGGGCAAACCGGGGCAATACCGGGATACTTGCCCGGTGCTCCGAATCGAATGCCGAGCGTTTTCGCAAGCCCGATTTTCAGCCAAAGTCACTGACCGGGCAGGGGAACGGGCATACGCGGCTCTGAACGCTATACTAGGATCAATCAGGGGTGAGTATACGCGCCAAGAGCGGGGTGGGACACTTCAAGCATGACAACCGCGACAGCAACACAGCCACGTTATCTCGAGGAGGCAGGGGTGCTCTACCGTAGAGACCCGCGCCTCAACCGGGTGCAGCCGGGGGAGTCGGTCCACTTCTACAAGTGGACTCACTTCCCGAGCGAAACCGAGGGGGAGTCCTACGTCGTGATGCCGTATGCCCCCGCGACCGCAAGGCGACTGCTCGCGCGCCTGGTGCTGCAGTGGAACCAAGCCGACCCGCGACGCTGGGGGTATTCAATTCCCTAGTTACACGCTCCTACATCAGTCAGTAATGATGTGACTGTCACCACAACGGGAGTTTGACACATGCCAACGATCGAATGGATCACTGCGAACGCCGTCGAGCGCAAGCTCGAAAACCTCGACGACACCTGCGCCGAGCTCTTTCGCGCAGGGTTCGCGCTGCTTCATAACCCGAAAGACTGGAAAGGCCCGATCAACGCCGTGGTCCCGCGCATCACCGCCGACTTCTTCGCGGAGTGCATTCGGTTCATGACCGCGACGGAACCCGTCTACGCCAACGATGTGAAACCGGGATTCGTGCGCTTGCTCTCCATCGGGTATCGCGCAGGGCCGGCGGGGGATCACTGACATGGCGGAGTATATCGGTCATTCAGCCTATCTGGCGCGAGTCTTTTCCCCGGCGTGGTTCAAGGATACCGCGCGAGAGGTCTGTGCGGTGCTTCGCCTCATTCTTCGCAATGACCCGTTCCAAGCCATCGCGATTCGGGGGCAGAGCGGGGCGGCGTTTGGCTATATCGCCAGCTACAAACTCGGCATCCCCGTTCTCGCGATTCGCAAGGATGACGAGAAGAGTCACGGCCGGTCGGTGGAGGGGCCGGACACCCTCAAGCGGTTCGTCATCCTCGACGACCTGATCGACTCCGGCAGCACGATACGAGCCATCTTCGATCAGGTGGACAGGTTTTCTCTGACGAGAGACGACTGTGCGGCGATTCTGCTCTGGAACAGCAAATACGTTTCTCATGGCAGGTTCGACGGCATCCCGGTGTTCACCACCGATGACCCCGCCCGCGAAATTGTCAAGGCTCTTCGCAAGAGGTCCAAATGCGTCTAGTCAATTGCAGGGGGCGCGTGCTGCTGGAGGTCGTCTCAATAGAGGCGGACATGGACGAGCGCGGGTTTTACAACGTGCTCTATACCTACCGCGGCGACGGATGCGGGGGTTCGGTGGACATCGTGGGTCTGCATCGCACGATCGAGGCGATTAAGGCCGACAATAAATCGGCAGTCATTGTCGGGCTGCTGCCCCAGCCGAAGATACGGGAGCGAAAGGCATGAACACCTACCTAGTCACGGTCAAGGCAGCCCACTTTACGGGCAGACCCGCGAAGCTCCTGTTCGTCGCGCTTGCCAATCACGGAGAGGACGCAATCGCAAGGTGAAGAGCGCTGTGACGTTTTCTCGGGCCGTCAGAATGTTGCGCGTGATCCGCTGGCCTTGGGACCACCAAGGCCCGCATCTGTGGTTAACGATCTATACGCCCCCGAGGGCATTCCATGGGTGGGACACAGGCGGGCACCTCCCGCTTACCTATTTGGGGAAGCACACGACGCGCCTTCTTTCGACCCCGATCATGGGCGCATGAACGACGACAAGAGAGGCTAACGATGCCACGCGCAACCGCACAGAAGGTTTACTTTTTCCGCGTTCGGGTTCAGGGTCGCGTGCCCTTCCCGATGGACATGCTGCGCTACGACCGCTGCTTCCCGGCGAGCGAGGGCGAGTCCTACAAGATTTTTTCGACAATCAAGAGAGAAAACGACGGCCCCGTGCTGGTGGAGCTCGTTGCGGTTTCGGTGCGACCGGACTGGGCACCAACCGATATGCGCTGGGCCAGCTTCTCGTGGCGGGTCATCGGATGGGGGGCGATGTGACGAACGAAATCAAGGTCGGCGACCGAGTTCGGTCCTACGACTTCCCCGGGAGTCGGGACGACTGCTACATCGAGGGGGTCGTGGAAGAGGTCGGCATTATGTTGGAGGGCTGCCCCCGCTACAAGATCAGGGGCGAGCGCATCGTATGGCGAGGGAAAGACGAAGGCGCCCCCGCCGATCCCTACGTCTATCCGCCCGTCAACGGAACGCCAACCCTCTTCGGCGATGTCACGAATGGCGTGAAGAGGCTCGCGTGAACGTCTATCGCTAGCCAAGGGCTGATCGTGTGCCTTCTCGACCGCCCGGAGCCGGCCAATGATTTGGTATTCAACCAACCAAGCGCAGCGTAGTCGCTCCTAACTCCCGTTGCGAGCATTAGAACCGTAACGGGAGCATGACAACTTTACAAACGATGGGAGAGCCAATGTCCGACGCGATCTACGTCTATGACGCCGAACTCGATGTTTGGGAGCGGTTTCCGCAATTACCCCTCGAACACGAGGTCGGGCCGGGTGTGAAGTGCTCCAAACCGAGCGATCCGAACTTGTTGTTTCCGGGTTTCACCTGTCCGCACTCCGAAGCCTCCCTCGCGCGCGAAAAGAAAAACCAATGACAACGGAAGTGCGAACCCAACCCTGGACCAAGGAGCGCATGCACGCGCTCCTCGACCGCAGCGATGCCGCGGTGGTGCGGGCCGCGCTCGCGATCTACGCTCGACAGACCGCAGCCGAGCAAGCGGGCGGCTACACCGATCGCCAGAACGGGGTCGGGTTCTCGAAGTTCGACGCCGAACCCATGACCCGGTTTGTCCAGTTCGTGAACAACGGGTGGCGCATCAGCCCGAAGTTCCTCAACTTCGCGCGCAAGCGCATCAAGCATTACTGGCGGCAATTGATCGAGATCGCCGAAGCGCAGCCTTCGACGCCTGCAATCGCCCCCGAGGTCAACATCGCACCCGCCCTGGCGAGCGAGGCACCGACCGAGGTCAAGGGGGTGCGCCTTTGCACCTGCGAATGGGGTGATGGCGAACCGGGCGTTACCTGCCCCTCCAAGAAACTGCACTGCTGCACAGGCGGGAAGGTGAGCGTCGAGCATGTGAACCGGGACCCCGATCTGTATCCCGAAGCAAGGAGCTGGTGATGTATCTCCAGATCACCACGAACTGCAACATGGCATGCGCGCACTGCTGCGTGTCGAGCTCCAAGCATATTCGGGGCATGAACATGGACATGCGGACCTTCAAGGTCGCGTGTGCGCTCGCGAAAAAGCGTGGCGAGCACATCTTCATCGGCGGGGGTGAACCGACCGTGCATCCCGAGTTTTGGGCCATGATCGGGTGGGCGCTTGGCAACGGCGATGAGTATGTCGGACTCGTGACCAACGGGAAGCGCACCGGACACGCGCTGCGTCTTGCCAACCTCGCGAAGCGGGGCGTCCTTTCGGTCGACTTGAGCCGGGACGAGTTTCACGAGGAGATCGCCCCCGAGGTCGTCAAGGCGTTCATAAGGGACCCTCTCGGGGATAACGACCTTCGCTCAATCAGGACCATTCACCAAGTCCAACGTGTCGGGTTTGCGGACAAGAACGGGGTATGGACCGAGGAGGGCCGCTGCTGCTGCGAGGACCTGTTCGTGAAGCCCGACGGTCGAATCTTTGGCTGCGGATGCGAGCACCGACAGTTCGGAACCGTATTCGCCCCCGAGATACCTGACAACCACGAATATGGCGCCTGCTACACCGCCGAACAAAATGTCGAAGCTCAGTCAGCCCTGACTTGACGCGGGCCGAAAACCTCAGTATAAGGTGACTTACACGCTGACAACCGCCCATAGGAGGGCACCATGAAGCGCCTGTTCGACAAGATGTTCCGCATCATCAGTCCCGAATTCCTCATTCTGATCGTGGCCGGGGCGCTGCTCGGGTTCACGAACCTGGCGGTCGCGCAAACGCAGGTCCAGATGGTGCCGGCGTCGTCCGTGAGCGTGAAAGAGGGCGCGAGCGAACACGATGTCGCCATGATGAAGAAAATCATGGCGAGCGTGGTCGCGAACGGTGACGAAGTGAAGATCGAGGACACCGGCGACAACATGCCCGATGGCGGGCGGGTGATCGTGCTCAAGGCCCGCGGGCACAAGTGCTTCATCGTTCTACACCCCACCGAGGAACTCATGGCCGTTCTCGGGTGTATGCCACTCGACCCTGGCGAAGCGGGCACCTAGCCCGCGACAAAAGCCAACTGTGCCCGCCACGAATAGGTGGGCACTCTAACCCTTGCGTTCGATTCGAGCGCAACGGTTAGAGAGGAGACGTAGATGGACTACACGCAAGCCCATGCGATCGTCCGATCGCTTGCCAACGGGATCGACCCGGACACCGGGGCAATTTTCCCGCCCGACTCCCCCATCCAGCGTCCGCAGACCGTTCGCGCGCTTTACCAGGCGTGCGAGACGCTCGAACGCGCGATGAAGTTCGCTCGCAGGCAGGACAATCTCCCCGAGAGAGTCGGGGAATCCTGGCCCGAGGACGAGGATCGTATGCTTCTCGCCGCGTTTGACCGGGGGTGCGGTCTTCAGGAGCTCGCCTCCGCACACAAGCGCACGATAAGCGGCGTGCGCGCGCGGCTCGTGAAATACGGGAGGATCGCCGCATGAACCTCGTCCTGCTCACCTTTCACCCGAATCAGGCAAACCCTGCCCGCGCAAGCGGGAAGGGGGTATGGCGGGTCCGCGGGTTTTCCGCAGGGGGCGGTCTTCCGAATACGCCTCGCGTGCAGGTTGTCTACGGCTGTCTGATTCTGGTCACCGCACGCCACTACCAGATCGGTTCGCGTGTGGACCCCCGCAACGCTCTCTTCGGCAAACCGAAGCGGGAAGCTCTGCCACTCGCCGCATGAACCTCGTTCGCGAATACTTCGCGTGGCAGGGGCAATGGTGGGCGGCACCGCCGGGCACCGTGCTCAAGCTGAACGAGGCAATCACCAACGGCAAGCCCGCGCCCGATCCTCGGGACTTGGGCGCCGTTCTCGCGCGCGATGCTCATGGAGGCGCAGCCCGCTACATGCGACTCCTTCAGCTTCTCCAGCACTGAACCACTGACACGCCAAACACCCCGGGGGAGACTTGCAACCATGACGACCGAACGAACGCTGTATTGCCAAAACTGCGACTGGTGCGGACCCGAATCCGCCACCGAAGAGCGGGATTTGCAAGCGTTGGAACGAATGGTGGGCTACATGAGCATCGGCGACGCCTTCAGCGACCGCGAATGTCCCGAGTGCGGGGCGCTGTGCTTTCCCGATCCCTGGCTCTCGGTCAAGGAAACCCTCCCGGTCTTGCCCTGTCAGGTTCTTGTCTTCGTAAGGGACTTCGGCATCGGCGTCGATCAATACGACGCCGAGACAAAACAATGGGCCAATTTCGGGGACACCGTGACCCACTGGCAGCCCGTTCCCAACGACCCGAAAGGGGAGTGAAGTGAAGCTGCTCGCCGCTCGCAGAGAGCGACTCGACCTGATCCACAAGGAGGTCGTGAAGGGGATGGCCCAATGACGCAACGCGAACGCGAAAAGCTGGTGGCACTGATCGCCTGTATCGCCGGGCGTGTCACCAAAATCGACCGCGACAGCAAGCAAGCCGAACGCACCGACCTGGACGCAGCGTGGGAAACGCTCTACGCGATCAGGAAAGACGCCCGCGCCGCCCTCAGAACCCTCCTGAAGTCGCGGTGAGCGCGATGCCGAACACGAATCCCGAGACTGCACCCACCCCTTCACCCAAAGTTGGCGTCGAAGGCAAGCAGCCCTGTAAGGGCATGTTCGATGTCCATGCTTTCGTGCTGGTGCGGGTCAAGGTCGAGGGCGTCAAGGCGAACTCGCACAGGGAGGCTGCCTCTCTCGTCTCGCAGCAGCTACCGATCGCGGACATCTTCCCCGAGACGAACATCGGCCACTTCGACCGTCTCCCCTGCGGGGGCCAGCCCGCCTACACCGAGCACGCGGGCGAGATCAAGGCGTTCCTCGTGGATGTGGTGGGAGACGAGGACTTCGAGCAAAGCAGATGGGTCAAGGAGAACGAAGTATGAACTGGACCCACCTGTTCGTCGGGGCGATAGCCGCGCTCGTTGCGCTGCTGATGTGCACCGTCTTTTTCGGCGAAATCAGGTGGTATCACGTTCTCGCGGCAGTGTCGGTGGCACTGTTCGAGACTGCGCGCGCATCACGCGCCAAGAACCGGGTGGGACGATAGCGGGTATGACCCCGCCCCTTCAAACCCTTCTCGTCCGGGAATACGCCAAGCTGCGCTGGTCGCTGATCGACGATAGCCTGGTCGACGAGACAACCGCCAACATGACCCTCGCCCGGGCGATCGAGGAGCTCGACCGCCTCGCCTTCGACAACGGGCTGATCGACCCGCTCGACCCCTGGATGATCGACGATCGCAGGCGCTTCTACCGCGAAGCGATGATCGAGGGTATCCGCAAGATCGCACAAGCTGATTCTTCCTATAAGGACAGGACCCGATGACCCCCTCCGAAGTTTTTCGCAACGCCGCTCGGATACTCGAAAGACAACCAATGAACAAACCCAATGGCTGCTGTTGGGCCATTTGGTCGGTGTTGAACAACCCCGAGACCGACACTCGACTTCGCCTTTCGTGTCAGAACATGATGGACAGGCTCTTCGGCATCAACGCCCGCAAAACCTCGCCCGGCTTTCGTCTCTTTTGGGGAAAGAATTTCGCCGACTACCCCGAGACTGCTGAAACCCCCGCCCAGGAACACCATCGCCTGAAGCTCATTCGTCAGGGTCGGCTGCTGATGCTCGGCTTTCTCGCAGAGATCGCCCGCGGCATGTCGACGCAAGATGTAATCGACGCCTACTACCCCGAATAGGGCCTGTCATGACCCCCTCTCGCGTTTTTAGGAAAGCCGCCTCTCTGATCGCCACGCGCCGCGAGCCCGGTCTCGGCGCGTGTCACGCAATTCGAAGGGTAACAACCGACCGCGACGCTTACCTGGCGTGCCTTCAGATCCTTCGCACGCTCTACGGCTACAGCGCGATGGAGCGCACCGACAACCCCTACTGGGCAGTCGCGTTCGCCGACCCCGACGAATGGACAATCCCACCATTCCAGGTAGCCCCGAAGGGCATTCGGACAATCAGCCAGTGCCGCATTCTGATGCTGCTGTTTCTCGCCGCGATGTGCGAGGGCATGACCACCGAAAAGGCAATCAAGACCCTTCTATAAGGCGAAACGACAGGTTGCCTACCCGTAAGGTCGGCCCTTATACAAGTCGTTGATGTATAAGGTCAATCCGCCCAAAACGTATGGCAAACGATACATAAACGATAGGTCGAAACCGCCGACATAACCAACCCTCAGAACATGCCAACATACCTCGTCAGCCTTTTCGTGCGTAACAAGCGCACCTGGCAACTGGAGAAACACGTTTACCTCGTTTCGGCACCTGACGAGTTCAAGGCGCAGGCTTCCGCGCTCACAGAAGCCTACCTCGACGACAAACAAGCCACCTACTGCTTCGTCGATGCCGAGATCAGAACACTTCAACCCGGCAAACAAGCCATCGAAATCACCCAGAACAACGCCTCACCCGAAGAGACAAACCGATACGACAGGTGGCCCGTCAACTACACCAACCTCGGCAACCTGCTCAGACAAGGGCTGGAACAAAATCGCACCTCTCAACCCAGCACCGACACGGTAGGGATCAACAGAACCAAGGCAACCGCCCCCTTCATCAAAGGCAACCCAAGTCCAGGCACAACAACGGGTTATCCCAATTGCGGGTGTGCCAACATCTGCACGTTCTGTGAAGGATTGAAACGGTAATCAGGGAGAGAGCCATCAGGACTGACTAACCCCCTAACCCCCCAGACTATTCGGCTGAACAGGGGTTGGAGTTTGACCTAAGGAACTCTTTGGGTGGGAGTGGGTAAGACCTGTTTGGCGCGCACCTCTCACCCCCTGCCCTCCCTACTCCACATTCGCCATATAAGGTTGCCCCGAACCCGGTTACCCCAGCCTAGTTCAGCCCTGACCTAGCCTTGGCTACCCAGCCCGGGTATTCGGCTACCCAGCCATATTCGGCTGACCTGCCATCTACGGCTCGAGCTCCATATTCGGCTGTAGAGCCATTTGCCTAGCCTTGGCAGAGATTCCGGGTCTACGGCTGTAAGGCTGGTTGGCATGCCTTGGCTATAGGAGCAAGAGCGCGGCCGTGTGCCAATGTATAAGGGCGAGCACATCCGTATATCGGGCGGGATGATGTTGTTGTGCGGGCGATGTCCCGCCGGGGAGAAGATGAATGGCAAGCAGGCTGCGTAGCGCGCTCGCTCACCCATAAGGGAGAGTTCGTGGATTGTCCCTAGCGTCGGTTAGGACCCGACGAACCCGCTAGGCGGGTCAACCCCGTAGTCCCAGGCTCATGACGGGCAGGTGAGATAGGGAGCGGCGCTGCACTAGGGGAAATTGTCCAAGGCTTGGTCCTTGGAATTTGGGGGTGGGGGTTAACGTTCCGCATGTCGGGTGAGAGTATTTTTGTTTGCTGCACCCAACGGGAGAAAACGATGCCAATCGTGATTCAGCCGCAAACCGCAAGCGGGAAGCCAATCAAGATCAAGGTCGCGTGTCTGTCCATGACGGTCGAACTGTTCCGTAAGGGGGGCGTGACCCTGAACCATGAGCTCCGCATCCCGCTCAACGAGTCTTACTTCTCGGTCTGGTCCGAAGCGTGGGACGACGAAGTATGGCCGATCGAGTTCGACTCCTTCGACGAAGCGTTCGCGAAGTTCCAAGCAATGACGACTGGGTAAATCCGACACTAGATCAGCACGCAACACTTGGCTGGTCTACTCGTATAAGTCCAAGGCGTAGTCCTTGGCCCTAGTCCTAACGCCTTGGCACCAGCCTTGGAATTTGGGGGTGGGGGTCCGCAGCCTAGGTGATGCCTATACGCATCAGTTCGCCGAGATCCTGATGTTTGGGAAGCTACACGCTCCGGGTTTGAGGGTTCATCATCGGTCTTGCAATGACGTTCTCAACCCTAGCGCACCGTCAGCACCCCCGTTCCCACCAATCGCGCGATTACGCGCTTACGAGCGGTCGCGGTGACTGTAACGGGTTCGCGCTAGGGCGCGAGCGGGCAAGTCAACCCTTCAACTACAATGGGAGCACCAGAATGAAAGTCAACATGATGCTGGTCAAGACGACCCCGGGCGCGCTGCGCTTCGAGCAGGTCGACAACAAGGGCAACCTGATGACCCGTGACCAGGACCCCGCGGTCGGCAACATCTACCTGCGGAAGAGCGCGTTCCCCGACGGGAAGTATCCCCAGTCGATCCAGGTCTCGATCGAGTCGGCGGGGAAGTAGTCGTGTCGGCGCCCTCGACGCTCGATCTGAGCCGTCTTCCCCCGATCGACCAGATCGAGGGACACCGGCTCACCGACCCCGAACGCTGGAAGGTGGCTCAGGAGCTCCTCGAGTCTACGAAGAAGCGACTCGAGGAACTCGGCTGCAAGGTTCGCTGGGGAGCCACATTCGGGCACTACATCGCCCGTGGGGAGACCTGGAACCAACGCGGGATCAGTCTCGAAGTGCTTCCGCACAGGGATCGGTAGCGCGTCCACATCCCGCCCGCGATCATAACGATGCGGGCGGGGGGGTTGCCCCCGCGTTCAACGGGAGAAGAAACATGGCTGACCACTGCTGCTTCTGCGACACGCGAAGGCCCGCGGGCGGGACGAACCATCTGGTGCTTGGCGATCAGTGGTTCGAGTTCTGCGGCCCGTGCGGGGACAAAGAGACCCTCACCAACCAGGACACGGGCGAGACCAAAACCGTGCGCCAGGTGTTCGACATGGTGGAAAAGCACGAATGACCTACCTTTGGCTCAAGGCAGCCCACCCGAGCGCGAAAAGGCGTCGTGCGCCCATCCCGCCCGGGATGCGGCACCGCGACCGTAAGAACGACTATCGTCGGCGCCCGAAGCACCCGGCCCGGGAGTTGTAATTCGGCTGCGGGGCTGTAAAGAAGTGTGATCGGCGTCAGCGGTTGTTATCCAAGGAGAACTTGAAGTTGCAGTCACGACTGACATTGCGGTAGCCTTGGCCCTTTGTCTTGATCTATATCATCGGAGGTAGGTAAGGATGCAGGGGAAGACGAGAACACGGCTCACCGTGTCAGACAGCGAAGGCGGCAGCTACGAGATCCTCATCATCAGCGAGTTGCCCCGCCAAATCTGGGATGCAAAAATTCAGTTGATGGTCGAATCAGCCTTGGCGTATGCGGGCTACGAGCTTGACAGCGTTCGACAGGTCACCGAGCTCCAGGTAGAGCTCCGCAAGCCGGTAGGGGAGGTCCTACTCCAGCCCGCCAAGCCACCGCTTCGCGCAGCATAACGAGGTTGGCATGTCAAACGGGAAAGTGGTGTCCTTGGCGCAAGCCAGGGAGCGGAAGCTGCGTGCTTATCTCCTGGGCCTGGGGGTCGATCCAAGCGAGGTCGAGCGGGTGATCGCCGATCGCCTACGCATCCACGCCGAGCTTCGGGCCAACGCGGGTTCGGGGTGCTCATCCGAGAATCGGGCGGGAGAATTCTCCCTGTAGTTCAAACCAACCGGGAGAACCGTAAATGTCAAAGATTTTCGTCTGGGAAGCGCGAACGTTCCACGATCTGCTGCGGGTCGACCGTTCGCCCTGCAATATCGTCAGCAACCTGAACAAGATCATCGAGCTCGCCTTCAAAGAGGGAGTCATGGGCGATCTGTATGTGCCCCGTGACGAAGCGTGGGCCGAGGGCACCGACCGTGACCGCCTCGAGTGGTCGCCCTTGCGGTTTTTGCGTTCCAGCGCGTTCTATCCCTTCTTGTTCCTGATTCGCATTCACGCGAAGAGCGGGGACGAATGCGTCGAGTTCCTCAAATTCGGGAATACGGTGTTCGGGGAGGGCTTCCGTTATCTCGATGACGGTCTGCCCGGGGGCATCGACTCCGAAGACTACGATCTCGAACAGGGCCTCAGTGTGGTGCTGCGCGACCCTCACGGTGACGGGCCGAGCGAGCGGGACCGTCAGCTCCTCAAAGAGCTCGGTTGGTGGTCCGAAGACGACGAGCAAGAATTCTCCCGGTAGTCAACCAACGGGAGAACAAATGAACAACATCATCGGTTCCATCATCAACGGGCGCAGGGTTCGCGGGCTGACCCTGCTTTGCAACGGGTTTCCAGGGGTGTTTGCCACGGGAAGCAACCAGATGATTTGGGCCGACCGCGGGAAACCCGAACATGCGGGGGGCCTGGTCGCCATTCTCGAGCACAACGCAGAGAACCGCATCATGATCCCGCACGATGCCATCGTCGCAGATCGGGACTACGCTCCCGAGCTTGCTGATCTCGATCCGTGTCTCAGGTCGATAGACGTGTTCCCCTCCAGCAAGAACCCCGAAGTGACGTGTGTCGCCATCGAGCTCGGTGGGGACAGCAGCGCCATCGAGTTCATTTTCGAGCTCCAACACATCTGGGACGACGAGGGCAGTCACGACTGCGACCTGTATATCGGGAACGGGGACTGGGCCAGCCCCCATGTCATGCTCGAATACATGCCCACCGCCATCAAGGTGTTCGAGCACTTCGGGTTCCACAAGAAGTTCAAGGTGGTCGGTTACGAGTAACGGGTCTATGGGCGGGCCTTCAAGCCCGCCCTAGACTCTGCCCTGCGGTGATAGTCACCGCTGACATAACGGGAGAACCAAGATGGAAAACACACAAGTCAACACCCGCATGGTCGTCGAGAGCTACGACGAAGGAAGCGACACGTTCACCTGTCGCATCGAGGACCCGAGCTACGAATACGCGCCCTTCACGATTCCCGCGATTCTGATCCCATCGCTTACCGGGCATTGGGGCGAACCCTATGCGTTCGTCGGTATGACGTTCGAGCTGGACTACCCGGGCATCCCGGTCAAGTTGATCCCGGTTCGGGGGTAACCATGAACGCAATCGAGTTCTGGCAAGCAAAGGCAGGGGTCAACGCACCCTCGGCACCGTGGGCGGTCATGATCGGGTTGCTCACGGGCGACCCGATCGACCTGGAGGCGAACCCGAAGGCCCGCGTGGTCACGGTTCGGGACGAGGAGGGCGCGTGACCTTCGTCGTCGCAGTCGCGATCTTCACCCTGGCGTGTCTCGCGATCGGAACAGCCCTGATCGGGCTGTTTCGGCTGTTCGTGAGACTGGTTTCTGCGTTCGAGGCGTGGGAAGAGCGCAGGCTCAGGCGCATGCCCAAACGCATCAGGCGTCTGCGACGCGGGTATGTGTAGGGCAGGCTGCTGGTCGATCTGTTCTCGGCTGAAACGGGTTTTGCTGGCTCAGGCTGGCCCAGGCTGGCCCAGGCTGGCGACGTGGCGAGGCCCGGCTGGCTGCCTTCCTCGGGAAACTTGGCGATTTGCCAAGTGCCGGGCACGCCGGGGATCCTGCCCTGCTTCCCGCGCCGAATACCAGAGGGCAGCATTCCCTCAACAGGGCAGCGAATAGAGAGGACCATGAACCGCGATCGGCAATGCGGGGGCGCAGAATTGTCCCAGGCGGTCGAGTTCGAGCTCGAGGAGGCTCGCGCTGACGGCTCCCCGCCCGACGACTACATCGGCGTGCTGCTGATCGCTGACGAAGAGGACATCGACGACATGGGTGGGAGGATCGGGATGAAACACCGTCGCCCGCCGAAGAACGCAAAGGAGTGGAACTAGGCGCAACACCGATTTCGCCAGAGTATCTCCCGTAGCAGTGCCTTGAGCCGAACTGTGTGTTCGGCTCTTTTTTCATTACCCGTCATCCAAGGACGACGGCTGTTCGGCACGGAAGGTATTCGGCTGCCCGGCCATTACCCCGACGATATTCGGCTCGTCAACCATTTGGCTGTTCGGCTGGGCGTGTGCTACTTGGTGCGGATATACGGCTGGTGAACAAGTTGGCAAGGATGTTCGGCCCGGGAGGTATATACGGCCCGGGCGCTGGTAGCGGGCGCCCCGCCAAAGCCCAAGCCCCAAAGTCAGCACTGACCGAATACCCGAGTGCCGCATAGGGTCATTTCGCTATGCGACTTGGTAAAGCCCCAAGCTCGTCGCGGGCACAGTCTTTTCCCACTGAAAAACCTGTGCCCGATTAACCCTCTCAGAGCGCCCGAAACAGTCAGTTTCGCATAGCGAATCAGTCAGCGATGACTGAAGAAAACTCTTGACATCCCCTAGTATGCACCCTCATTATGCTACTACGGTATGCAATTACGCTACCGTAAACCACTGACATAACGGGAGATTTGACCATGCAAGACAACATCATCACGCGGGAAGCGGTCGCAAACGCATACGCGAAAGCGAACGCGCTTTACGTCGCGCGCAAGGGTGCGCGCGCGAATCTGAACAAATCGGGCGTCAATCCCGATATCGCGAAGGGTGCGCGGGTCTGGTCGAAGATGAGCGACGCGACCTTCAGCGCAGTGGTCGCGCTGTGCGCGGGACTCGATATTCTGGGCAGCATCGCGAACGCGACGAACACGAAGAAAGCGTTGCGCTTGCCCATGCTGCTGGGCGCGATTCAGCGTGCCCTTGCGGGCGACGATCAGGGCTTCAGGGATTACCTGCAGGGCAGCGCGAAAACGGGCTATCTCGAAGTCTGTGCTCTCGTGAACGGGGCGAAGAACAGGGATTCCCTGATCTTCGCTGCGACCGGGACCACGCGGGAGGGCGGGGAAAGCACGCTGCGGGATGTGTCCCTCGCGCGCAAGTTGCGGGTGCTCGCGGGTGGTGCGGTCAAACCCTCGACCGAGCAAACGCAGAACAGCGTTGCGTTCAGCGCGGGGGGACTCGCGCAAACGCTGGGCATCGCGAAGAAAGACACGCGCAAATCGCATCCCGTGATCGACGAGAACAGCCCGGTTCTGCGGGCAATGCTCGCGGGGATCAACAAGCTCAGCGAAAGCGCGCTTTTCGCCCTGACCGAAGAGAAAAAGGGCGACGCGATCAGCGCGGGCGAAATGCGCGAAGCGAACGCGATCAGCACGAGCATGAACGCGAACGCTTCGCCCGCGACCCCCGAAGTGCCCGCGACCCCCGAAGCGCAACCCGAAGCGCAAGTGCCCGCGGTCAAGGGCAAAAAGAACAAGGGATTCAAGAAGGGCGGGAAGAAGTAGGGCAACGGGACTGCGCCCCCGTAAGGGCGCGGTTCTTACCACCGCGCAACGCGAAGAACACCCACTAAGGGAGGGTGCCCAGTCTTAGAACTGGGCACGCTTCGGGAAGGGCCTCCTTGAAAAAATCCTCCCCTCCTACATACCCCTTATACGGCCAAAATCCTGCCACCCTCAGACCATCCTTATAGGGCCGGGCTCTACAGCCAGGTCACAGCCTGGTTTTCATGAAGTTCTGCCAGGCTGTAGCCTGGTCTTAGTGATAGGTCCTTATACAGCCGTTACAAGAGTTGAGTGTTTACGAACTCAAGACTTTGATGCAGCCGCCCTCTTGTCCCAAGCGAACATAGTTGTTGGCTCATAGACCCTCACCCCGCGAATTTTCGCCTGAAGAATCATGTTCGCAGTGCCGCGACCACCGGGGAATGCGACCACGAGATCAGGCTTACCCTCGATGAGCATCTTACGGTTTCTTAGCGGGCCAGCGCCTCGACCGAAGGTGCTCCACTCGGCGGGGTATTTATCGACCGGGATACCTCTGAGACGGGCGTAGTCGTCAGCGAGGGAGTCGGCGCCGGGAGCTGCGCCATGTATAAGAGTGACCGAGAGCGGATCTCTGTTAGGGAAGCCGAGAACGCGATCAAGTATCAAGCAGAGAAGCGCGAAGTCAGTGAAGGTGCGACCGCCGCAGACGAGAACTCTCATTTCTTCTCGGGGTGGGGGAGGTGCAGGGCGCGAACCTTCCAATCCCTGATGATCGAGCGAAGAAGAATCTCGTCCTGGGCGATGTCGAGCTTGACCTCGCCCGAGATCCAGCGGTCGATCAGCTCGACTGGGAGAACATGCACGTTTCCGTCGATCGTCGGGAACACCAAATGCGGATCCTCCCTGTAAGCCGCTAGCTCGTAGACTTTCGCACTCATGGATGATTACCACGTCCCCACGTCGTCGTTGTCGGGAGAGGGTTTGTCTTTGTCAGTGTGACCTTTCTCAGAGCGACCGTCATGGGCAAGGGTTTTAGTCTTTCCCTTGGTTTCAGCACCCGTTGAGACCGGGGCATTGGTTGTATTGGTTGTAGCGGCGGTCGTAGACAAGGGGGCTTTCGGCTCGAGCAGTTCACTGATTGCGTCGTATTCGGGGTCTTCGTCCCATTCGTGGTTCGATGCAGCGGTTGGGATGAGAACGCTGTTCTTTTTCTTGAACCGGCGAGGCGGGCGAGGCTTCGCTTTTGCGATCAGCACCCCGTCAGGGGTAACGAGCTCGTCAAGAGAGGGGAGTTTCATCTTCTTGAGATCGAAAGTCGAATTAGCCATGATCGGGCGTTTACCTACTCACCAGCTTCCGAATTCGGGGGTTGCGCGGGTCTCTGCTGAGGGAACGTCTTTGAGCGCACAAAATTTCAGCGCATCGGGGTCAAGCCCTGCCGCGAGCAAAGCGCCTCTGAGAGCGGTCTTGTCCTTGAGAATAGGTGACGCGCGAATGTGCTCTTGAAACGCACACAGCGACTTCTCTGTGAAGCCAAACGTCGAAAGGTTATGACGGTTCTTCTCCATGTCAGGGAGAATAAAGTGGTGTCGTCGATCGTCAGGGTAGTCCATCGGGTTCGGCTTGTAGTCGAACACCCAAACAGCGAGAAGAATAATTGCCCGATCGGCAATTTCACGCTTCTTTGCCCAATCGGGAAACCTCTTGTCGATCGCCGCAGCAACCTCAGGCGCCGACCCGTGCAGCCAGTCGAGAAAAGCCTGGGTCTGAGTCAACGACATTTACTTCGAGACTTTCGCGAGCAGCTTCTTTGCCTCGGCGGGGTTCGATCGAGCAAGAGCGATGAGGTCTTCTTCGACTTTCGCCCGGTCTTTGATGAACAAGTTCAGCGTGCGCTTCGTCTCGGCATTGTCTGAGATGAGCCACACGAGCGATTCGATGAGCGCCGACTGAGACGACTCGAGCTCGGTTGCAAGGGCGCTCAAGCGACGGTATCCCTCTTTCGAAAGTGAAACTCCGATGCGGGTGAGCTCTGATGCCATGTGGGCGGTCTCCGAAATATGTTCTGCGCGTATGTAAGTGTATTATAGCCCAACGCGCAGGTCAAATTAACCCCCTTTCGCGAAGATCGAGTAATCGAAATCGGGGACGATGCCCTCTGCGAATCCGGGGGTAGTCTCGATGATCTGACGACGCTCCCGGGCATGGTCGCGCAGGTGATTATTCAAGTGATCGGTGAAGTCGACCACGAAAGCGACGTTTGGGCCGGCCTTCTTTGCACGCAGCCCCCTCCCGATGCGCTGCCGAAGGGCGACCTCGGCTTTGCCTGCTGATGCGATGATGACCATTCCGACCGCGGGCACGTCGACGCCCACGTCGAGAATCGTCGACCCGATCAAAACCTGAATGCGCCCATCTTTGAGGGCGTTGATCGCCGCCTGGCGCTCGGGCTGGTTGTGCTCACCGAAGATGTAGGCTGACTTGACCCCGCGCTCTGCGAACATGGTGTTGAGAATCGCCCCGTGCGCCTTCTGTTGAACGAGCACCATGACTGAAAGCCCATGGGCGGCCGCTCGAGCCGCCTCTTGAACGATCGAGTGGTTGCGAAGCGGATTCTTAGTCACCCCGATTTCGTAGGCGTCGGGCCAGGGCGTTGACCGATAGAGCTTCACCGTGAATTCACGCTCGGTTTTCTGCCCGGTGGGCGATTTGACCTTGCGAACCTCGCGATACTCGGGAGTGCCCGCGGTGTGAATGAACTTAAAGTAGGGCTTCGCGAGAATGCCGCAGTCGATGAGCTGCTTCTCTGACACCGTGATCGCGACCGGGCCGGCGCACGCCTCGAGACGAAGGTTTGCCTCTTGGCTGTCTTTCATGTTCGGGGTGGCGGTAAGTGCGAGTCGATAGAACGCCCGGGTGCACGCATTCGCGACCTCGAAGAAGCCATTGCCCGATGCTTCGTGCGCTTCTTCAAGTATCAGAAATTCGAACTTGGCGAGCAGATCGAGCCACCAACGCCGCTTGGCGTTGTGCTTTTCGACCCTAGCGACGATCAACTTGGCGAGCTCGGTCGGGTTCTTTCGAAGCACGGTCAGACGCCCGGCGAGAGCCGCGCACTGGGCATTGACCTCGGCCTCGTCTACCCCCTCTTGCTCGAGTCGAGTGCGAAGCTCGTCGATCTCCCGCAGCTCGGCAGCGCCGCGGTTCTTCTCGTAGCGTTCGAATTCGGTCACGGGGTCTTGCAGCTCGATCGCCTGGGAAAGCGTCTGCACCATGCCCACGTTCATGCCGCCGAAGTTGGGCTTGATCGTGCCGTCGCCGATTACCCCGACCCGCTCGCCCATCGCGATGAACGAATCCTTCATCTGGTGCATCAGAATGCCGCGGGTTGTCAGAAACAGGGTCGGGCGCCCGATGCGACGGTAGCAGATCCGGGCGATGCGGGACTTTCCGCCGCCCGTTGCGACCTTCGCGACCACCTGAAGGTGGCGCACCAGCTTACCGGCAGTCTCGTATTGGTATTCGTAGCGGGGGTCGTCGGGGAAACTATCGACCTTCGGCCGCTCGGGGCCCAGGGGTGCGGGTGCCGGCACCCGGTTCGCAAGCGGCCGGTAGCCGGCGTTCGTGAGCGACTTGAGCACCCGGTAGTAGAAGCCCGCGGGGAAGGTGTCCTGGGCGAAGTCGTAGAAGCTCATGCGCCCATGCCATCCCCCTGATTGAAACGCCGCCCCCTCGACGAGATACGACAACTCCTTGTTTATAAGAAGCTTCGCATCCCGATCGGCGCTTACAACCTTTGCCAGCACAGGGCCGGCAACAATGCGAACGGGCTCCTTCATGTAAGGACTTGCCTTATATCGCCAAATAGGATACAGTCATCGCTGACTTACTATTGTAGCGAACAAGGACACGGAATGCCCTCGAGTAACCTGACCGTGAAGGTCGACCTGACCGACATGGTTCACCCCGATCGCCTGCAGCCGAACACCTGGAACACCAACGTCGTTTCCCCCGAAAACGAGGCCCGCATCGAAGAGTCGATGAAGCGCCTCGGGTTCTTCAAGCCAATCATCGTTCGCACCCTCGAAGACGGGTCGCTCGAGATCCTGGGGGGCGAGCACCGCTGGCAGATCGCCAAGAAACGAGGAATGGAGCTCGTTCCCATCTTCAACCTCGGCACCGTTCCCGACTCGAAGGCAAAAGAGATCGGGCTCGCCGACAACGGCCGCTATGGGGAGGATGACGCGCTTCAGCTCGCCGACCTCCTCAAAGAACTCGGCACGCCCGAAGAACTGGGGAAGTTCCTGCCTTACAGCGATAGCGAGCTGAATCATCTTCTGTCTGCATCGAGTATAGCGATGCAAGACCTCGACATGCCCGCGGGTGGTCCCACCCCAGAGATTCCCTCGAAGCCCGCGCCGACACACCAGATCATGCGTTTCAAGGTGCCCGTAGAAGACGCCGCTTGGGGCACCGCGGTCCTCGAAAAAATTATGCGCGAGCAGAACTTCACGTCCGACGACTCGATGACGAACGCGGGCAACGCGCTGGTCTATCTTCTCAACAAGGAAAGAAACGCATCGTGAGTAAGTATTCGTTCTGCCCCGACTGCTACTACAACCACCGTGAGCCGGCGATCTGCGAGGAATGCCACAACGGTAGCGAGTTCGACGCGAAAGAAGAAAGCGACATGGGCACACGGTCAGCAACGAAACCCATCAAGATCGTCAAGAAACCCAAGGACTTCGCATGAACCTTCACATCGAGCTGTGGGACGTAGAGCGCGTCAAGCCCTACGATCTGAACGCAAAGAAGCACGACGAAGCACAGGTCGGCGGCATCGCGCATTCGATCAAGACCTTCGGCTGGGATCAACCGATCGTCGTCGATCGCAATGACGTAATCATCAAAGGACACGGACGTAGACTCGCTGCAATCAAGCTCGGGATGAAGAAGGTCCCGGTGCTGAAGCGGGCAGACCTGACCGATGACCAGGCGAATGCCGCTCGTCTCGCAGACAACCGGGCGGCGGTCGGCGACTTCGATACCGAAGTCTTGCGAAAGGCAATGCAGGCGGTCAACGATCTGTCGCTTCTCGCCGGCACCTTCGATGAGAAGGAGCTCAACTTCAGCACCGTCGACATGGGCGAGCAGAACAACGGCGCCTATATCAGCGACGTGGATGCCGCAGTCGAAGCGCAAGATGCAGAGACAAGAGCTCGGGTCGACGCGCTCGCGAAAGATCGCGTGCCTCTGATTAAAGCGTTCGGTTTTAAAGACGTGCAGGGCGCCGACGAGATTTACTATTCCCGCTTCATCGCCCTAGCCGAAGCAAAGACCGGGCACAAGGGCGAGCAGGCGGTGACCTCCTACATCAAAGAGCTGGTCGGACCAATCAGTCAGGGGTGACGAACATGCACGCGACGAAAGACCTGCGCGAGCTTCTGCCGCGCCAGGTGAAGGTCGGCGGTTACACATTTCGTCTGACGCGGGTGAAACCCGGGGAAGACGATTTCGAAGATGACGAACGCGGCAGTGTGAACTTCGAACAGTGCCACATGAAGTTCGACGAAACGCTGTCGCTTCAGGTCCTCGTGAACACGCTAATCCACGAGCTCCAACACGCGATCAACAACGTCTACGCCATCACCGACGGCGCGCAAGAAGAGCACGTTGCCGAGCAGTCGGGCAATGGCTGGTCGCAGGTCTGGAAAGACAACCCCAGACTGTGGTCATGGCTCACCCGGGCCTGGCGTGAACTTCGCAAGGAAAGGACGAAGGAATGACCCCCGAACAAGCCTGGAAGTCGATGCCGAAATCAGTAAAGGTCGGCTACATCATTTACAAGGTTGTTTCGATCAATTCGATCGACGCGCACGAAAGGCGTGTTGCCGGCGAGGCGCGCCTTCTGCGTAACGTCATCGGGATACTCCCCGAACTACAACCCTCGAAAATGGCAAACGTGCTGCTTCACGAGATCCTGCATTGTATCTGCTGGCACCAGAACATCGACGAACACAAGGCACAGGAAGAGGAATACGTCACCGGGATTGCGAATGGGCTTGCCGCGGTGATGCTTGACAACCCCGGCCTGTTCGCCTGGATCGAAAACACCGTGAGAGCAAAATGAACCGCGACACCTACACCATCAACAAGCGGTTCGAAACCCGCGTCTATCGCAGCCAACGGGTGCTCGAAATCGCTGAAGCCTTCGGTCTGGGGCTCGACGATAAGGAATTCGTCATCTTCGACAACCTTCAGCTCGAAGTGCCGCAGGGGTCGGTCGTCTACATTACCGGCCAGTCAGGTTCGGGGAAGTCGCTACTTCTCAAGGATCTCGAGCACCAGATGACCGAGCGCGGCAAGCGGGTCGTCAATCTTGATCGGGTCGGGCTCGATCGCGACAAAACCCTGATCGACCAGATCGGCACGTCCACCAACGACGCCCTTCGAATTCTGTCGATCGCCGGCCTAAACGACGCATACCTCTACATCCGCAAGCCAGACGAGCTTTCCGACGGGCAGCGTTACCGCTTTCGACTCGCGAAAGCGATAGAAACGGGGGCAGAAGTCTGGGTCGCCGACGAGTTCATGGCGGTGCTCGATCGCACCGCGGCCAAAGTCATTGCTTACAGCGTCCAGAAGACCGCCCGCAAGGTGGGTGCGACCGTGATCGTGGCGACGACCCACACCGACATGGTGCCCGACCTACAGCCCTCGCTCTACATCGAGAAGCGTTACCGCGAGAAGCTGAGAATCGACACCGCGGACAAGATCAAGGAACGACTGGGCGAAATGTCGTCCGACGACATTTACAAGCACTTGCTAGGGATTCTATGACCATCATTCTCGACACTCACGACATTCTCGTGAGACGCGATCCGACCGCGGGTCGCCGGCCGCTGTCGATCCTGAAGGACATCTTCGTGGAGAGAGGCGCGCTCGAGGATTGGAAGATGCTTCACGAGCTGCACTACAAGAGCTCGAACCTGGGGATCGGGCCGCGCTACATGCGCTGTGCGCTGAAAGATGGGTCCGAACGGGGACTCACGATTGGCGTCATGGTGTTCACCGTTCCGAAGCCACTCGACTCGGGGCGGAACCTCGTGTTTCCGCACCTGAAGCCGAACCAAAACGGGAAGGACAACACCCTCATCAACAAGATGCGAATGATGTGGTTGAACAAGAACCTGATTCTGTCTAGCCGCACGGTGCTCGACACCATGTATCGCGGCGCCGGCATCGCCTACCGCTTCAAAGGCCTCGGTTACCGCATGATGGGGTATCGCTACGTCGAAAGCCGTAGCTCGATGAGCCGCTACAACCCCTTCTCGATCAAGGCCGGAATGAGGTTCGTGGCGCCCAAAGCGGCGACTGCACTCGAGTCGGGCCTGCGGTTCTTTCGCCGTCACTTCGTCAGCCCCGCCTACGACTACGTTGCGATCCTGGCGGAGCTCAAAGTGATGCCCGAACACGTTCGGGAGCGGGTGCTGACCGAGCTCCGCGCGTTCTACTACGAACACTCGAGCATGGAGAAGTCGGGCGACAACCGTCTTAACGGAACTAGCCGCGTCGAGCAGATGGAAATCGGCTATCTGCTCAAGCAAACGCAGCAGCTCGTTTTCGGGGCGACCGTATACGCGGTATGGACTAACCCCGATTGGGACCCCAAGACGAACGCGATGCGGAAACTGCCAGCACGACTGCCCCTGACTGCGTTCGACAACCAGGGCGTGACCGAGCCACTGAGACTCGATCTGTTGCCCGAGGAGTATCGCAAATGCACATGACCGACAAACAAATGCAGATCATGTTGGTGATCTGCGATGGCGATGGAAGGGACGCGAACGGTAACCTGATACCGATCGACATGGACCAGCTTCTCGAACGCCTGCCCTACAAGACCACAAAGATGAGTATGCAGTTCTCGATCCGCGCGCTGATCGCGAACGGCATCATGTATAAGGGCGACTACCAACACCGACGCGGACGAAAGCGCGTGACCTATTTCCCGACCGACCTCGGAAGGGCGATGGTCAAACTTGGCAGTTCGCCAAGTTTCATCGAAACCGAAAAAGATGAAGCTTTGGAACTTCTACAGCCCGATCGCTTCGCTTCCGAGGGGTCGATCGTTTCTACGGATACCTGAGTAATTTAGTCTACTTGGCGGTTTCTTATACTTCCCTCTATATATACCCCTTGTCTTAAATAAGAACTGACTTAAGTCTAAAAGACTAAGGGAAGTATAAGAAACCGCCAAGTTGAGTAAATTAGTCGGGTAATAGCAGTCAGCACTGATTGAACCAACCTGCGGAAAGTGATACGATGATCCTGCATCTCTCCTCCGAATGGGGCCGTTGTCTCCCCGGCCCCGCTTTTTTCTGGGTGTCGTGATGAGCGAGACACCCGTCACCCCGAAGCCGGTTAAGACGCCGAAGAAGTCTCGCCGTCAGCTCACCTACGCCCAGAGAATCGAGGCGTCTACCGCCTGGGCGCTGGGCACCGTAACGATCAAGGATCTCGCGAAGAGGTTCGGTAAGTCCGAGCTCGCGATTCAACGCGCCCTGAAAAAGATGGGCGTCGAGAAGGGGTCGCAGCGAGCGATCGTCGACGCCCAGGTGGCCGACCAACTGAAGAAAGAGGCCGAAGCGCAGGCCACCGAGATCGCGAAGAAGGTTCGCGAAACCAATGACGAGACCTACCGCATGCTCTCGGCCTACCAGAAACTTTCGGCGCAGTCGGTGACCGAGGCGAGACATTCGGGCGCGAGGATCGGCACGACCATCAATGACGCGAAGGCGCTCGAGCTACACATACGGGCGGTTCGTATGGCCCACGAGGGGCGTCTGAAGGCCCTCGGCGTGAAGGACGACAGCAACGGAGAGAAGGAAGAAATGCCAGTGCTCGGCATTCAGGAAATGACCGCAGAAGACATCGCCCTCGAGCGCGCGCGACTTGCCGAGGAGGATACCGAATCGGTCGGGGCGCTTGAGGATCTTGTCGCTACGGGGGAGGGCGGGGAACCAGCCAGCAACGACAAGGTGGCGGAGGGTGATGACGACGATTCGCCACCCGTTCAGACACCTGCAAAGTGACAGCATCCGCTCACGCGACGAGTTTGACGGCCGGTGTAGGGCACAGACACCGGCCGAGTCTCTTTCTGCATCCAAAGCAGATGGAGGTCTATCGCGACCCCCATCGTTTCAAGGTGGTGGTCGCGGGGCGTCGCTGGGGCAAGACGCAACTCGCGAAGATCGCGATCATCAGCGCCTCGGTGACCCCGCGGCAGTTGATCTGGTATGTCGCGCCGTCTTACCGCATGGCGAAGCAGATCATGTGGCCCGAGTTGATGGAGTCGATCCCGAAGATGTGGATCGAACGCATCAACGAGACCCTCATGACGATCTGGCTCAAGAACAAGACCCGAATCGAGCTTAAGGGCGCTGACAATCCCGATTCCCTGCGAGGCGTCGGGATCAACTTCCTGGTGCTTGATGAGGTCCAGGACATCGACCCCGATGCATGGTATAGGGTTCTGCGCCCGACCCTTGCCAGCACCCGCGGCAAGGCGCTCTTCATCGGAACCCCGAAGTCTTACAACTTCCTTTACGAGATATACACCCTCGGGAAGAGAGGTGAGACCTACGTCGACTCGAGCGGCGTGATGCGCCGAAACGTCTGGCGGTCTTGGCAGTTTCCGACCCTGAGCTCGCCCTTCATTAGCGCAGAAGAAATTGAAGCCGCGCGCGCCGACATGGACGAGAAGAGCTTCAACCAGGAGTTCAACGCCTCGTTCGAGACGATGAGCGGCCGGGTCTACTACCCCTTCAACCGCCGAGTGCATGTCGGGCACTATCCGTTCAACCCGCGCTTGCCGATCTGGATCGGTCAGGACTTCAACCTCGACCCGATGTGTTCGGTCGTGCTCCAACCTCAGGAGGACGGGAAGACTGTATGGGTGGTCGATGAGATCGTGCTGAAGGGTTCGAACACCGAGGAGGTCTGCAACGAAATCGAGAAGCGGTATTACCGCTGGATGAAGCAGGTGACGATCTTTCCCGACCCTGCCGGCCAGTATCGTCAGCACGCTCGAGGCGAGTCGGATCTGGACATCTTCAGACAAAAGGGCTTTAAGCGTCTGAAATATCGAAGAAAACACCCGCTTGTCGCAGACCGAGTGAATTCGGTGAACCGAATGCTTCGCTCGGCGAACGGGACAGTTCATCTTTATATCAACCAAAAGTGCGAGAACTTGATCGAGTCGTTTGAACAGGTCATTTACAAGGCAAACACGCGGGAAATTGACAAGGACGCGGACATCGAGCACATCACCGATGCGGTCGGGTATCCGATGGAATATCAGTTCCCCGTCAAGAAGATCGTGCTGGTCGGCAGGTCTTTATAGGTTGACAACTATAAGTCAGTCATGACATACTTCCCGAGATCGCCCAAAGGACCCCTTGCGTGTATCTAGAGAAAACGCTTACAGCAGGCGTAAAGACCCTGAGCGGCGAAAGCCCGCTCATTGACACGCTTGACGGGGACATTAGTGGGGGTTACCGACCCGACCGTGCGCGGTTTTACCTTGATGTGTCGGACGTTTCAGGGGTCGCCCCCCGACTTGATGTGAAGCTTGTCGGGGTCGTAGCGGGGCTTCATTTCGACCTTTCGCCCGCATTCGCGGCGAAGTCTGCGGCGGGGAAAGAAACCATCGTGGTCGAACAGTGCCCGCGTTACATCAAGGCGATCTACGAGCTCGGTGGCGCTGCGCCGAGTTTCAACTTTTCAGTGCAT